CGACCGCGTCTGCCAGAAGCGGAACGGCATTCTCCGCCCAGCACACGCCGGCCTGCGTCGCGATGATCTCTTCTGCGCTGGCCTTCCGGTTCCGCGCGACCGTCGCTACGAACTGCTCGTACTGCCGGTCAATCTCGGACTGGATGTCTTTCTCGGCCCGCTCCGAAAGCGGTTCATGCGGGTTCCCATCGACCTTCCTGTCGCCTTTGAAGACGTAGGTGTACTTGAACCCCTGCTCGTCGTTGAACTTCGAATCCTCGGTATGCAGCACCACCACGCCGACGGACCCGACCGCTCCCATGCGCGTGACGAAGATCTTGTCGGCAGCGCTGGTCAGCGCGTAGGCCGCTGAGAATGCGAAGTCGTCGGCGACCGCGAAGATCGGCTTCGCGCCGCGAATCGAGTAGATGTAGTCGGACAGTTCCAGGCATCCCGTGGTCTCGCCGCCCGGCGAATCGACTTGCAAGAGGATCGCCCGCACTCCGGCATCGTTGACCGCGTCCTGAAGGTAGCCTCCGATCTGCGCATAGGAGCTGCAACCACTCAGCGCCGAAACCCAGGATTCCGCTTTCGTCAGCACGCCCTGGATCGGAATGATCGCCACGCCGTCGATCACCTGGTAGCCGCTGTCGTCGGCCTGCTCCATGTACGCCGCGGCGAACGGTTCCGCGGGCTTCACGCCGGCCACCGGCATGATCCCCAGCCGTGGCCCCAGCGCCTGGACGATCACGTCCAGCTTGGGCGGATGAATCATTAGCGGCGTGTTCACAAACCGCGATGCAACACGAGTCAGATCCCTCATGGCTTCACGTCCACCTCTCCCTTGCTCGCGTCCTGCTGGATCTCTGCTTCCGTCAATCCGGCGTTGCGCCCGGTCAGGACCTTCCGGCCATCGCTGTCGTAGGACAGCCCAAGCTTGTCGGCGCGCTTGTTGTCCGCTGCCTGCTCCGCATCTACGGCACCTGCATCGCGCCCTTGCGCCGCCACCTCGGTGGAACGCGTGGATAGGCCGCTGCGGATTGCATCGTTGGAAGCCTTGATGTCCTTCTCCGGGTCAACCCACGGCCAGCCGGGCGTTACCCACTGCACTTCCTCGAATGGCTCGGGATCTTTGCTGTACGCGTTCAGTAGATCAATGCCGAACACCAGCGCCAGCATCGCCTCGCGCAGCCAGCGCTTATAAACCGGGTGGCAGACCTGGAAGATGAAAACCGAATGTTGATACTGCTCGCACTTGCGGCGGAACTCCAGCAGGCCGGCGCGGATCGAAGAATAGTTGATCCCCGACAGGTCGCCGCTGATCTGATACTCGGCCAGGCCCGCGCCACTCGAAAAAGCTTGCAGGCAAGTCCGGATAAACGATTTGAAATCGCCGCTGTCCTTGGCCTCGGCGAACGACACCTCTTCGCCGAAGTTCAGTACCTGGAACGTGCCGGGTTCGAGCTTGCTGATCTGCGTCCCCGGATCTGTCTGGGTCGGCCCGTTCTGGTATTGATCCGGAGGGATGATCGGATTGTCCGGGCTCGCCTGCGTGATGAACCCGGTGATCATCGCCGCGAGCTTCTTGCGGACGATCTCCGCGTCCGTGTACTGCTCCAGTTCGTAGAGCTTCGCGATCACCGATGTGAGCCACGGCTGCCCCCGGAACTGGCCCGCGCGAATCGGTTTGTAGACGTGCAACACGTCGGTGGCGGGCACCCGCTCTACCGAGAGAGCGTCCATCGGGAAAAACATCGTCTCACCCGGATGTGCCTTCCAGAAGTGGTACGCTGCGCGCCGCCCATCGGTCTGAAACTCGATGCCGCACCGGACTGAGTTGTTCGGCGGCATCCGCTCGACAGCCGTGCGCCACAGGGGCAGTTGCTCGGCTTCGATGAGTTGCAGTTGCAGCGGAACCGCGAGGCCTTCCTTCGGCGAGCGCGGTCGGAACCGGACGAAGCACTCGCCGGCCTCCATGACCTCGCGGGCAATCACCATCTGTTGCCCATAGAAGTCCGTCTGGCCCGACGCGGGATTCCGCGGGTCGTACTCGACGTCGCATTCGCGAGTCCATCGGTTCCACTTCCTGGTGATCAGGTCGCGGATCTTGTCGTCCGGATGGTGCGGCACCAGGCGAATGCCGCGACCAATGGCATTGGCGACGTAGGAATCTACGGCCGCCGCCGCCCACGCGCTGTTTCGAACCGCGTCCCGGTTGCGCGCCTGCAACTCCAGGCCGTGCGAAAACAGGAGCGTGTTGAGGCCAAGGGACGGCGGATTCCATCCCATTCCCCGACGCCCGCGCCCGGCGGCATCGAACGGGAACGTCCCCATGGCGCGGGTGCGCGGGACGCGAGGGATCGGCATCGGCTCGTGCCCGGCTTGGCGGGCGAGCGTCATCAAGGTTTCAATTGGCACGGCGATTTAGTGGCCCCACCCGTTGGTCGTGTAGATGCGCACCTGGCGCACTTGCTGCGGACCGCTCTGCTGGGCGATATCGTTCAGGATCAAATTCCGGAGTTTCAAGTAGTCATCCACGGAATCGAATTCGAACTCGCGGTCTTGAAACCGGACTCGCCGCGCACCTTGCTTGCGCGCGGCGTCGAGAGCATCGAGGTCGGTCTGAGTGAATGCCATTAGAGATCCATCCTGAAGCGCACCCGGTTCCGTGCGGCCTGCCTGCCATCCGCGCGCTGCGCTTGTTGCTGCGGGCCTTGTTTGACTTCCTTCACTGGAGGCCGGCCCACGCGGCGCTCGAGGTCGGCCCAGTGCTTCTCCTGGAAACGGTCGATACCGACCCGTCCAGCCGCCGCGCGCGCATACACCCGGCAATCGAGCGCCTCGTTGCGCTCGCGCATCTTCTGCCATTCGTGCCGGCGATAGCCCTTGACGATTTTCGTCACCAACTGCTCGGCGGTGATCTGTTTGAAGTACTCTTCGCTGTAGCGCGGGAAGTGGCAATACCCCGGCGGGAACGGAATCCCCTTCGCCACGTCCTCATCCGTGGGGCGATCCTGGCGCAGCCACCGGTACAACTCTTCCTTGGCCATGCCGGAATTGACCGGCCACACCCGCACGCCGCGCTTGAGTTTGGCGCCTGCTGGCCCAACTTCCACCGGCGCGGCCGATCCGATTAGCGCGGGCGTCCGCGAGTCGCCTTTGATGACCAGCACCCGCCCGCCTTGGCGTCGCGCCCACTGGTACACGTCTATGGTGGCGAAGCCGGAATCCACGGCGAGTTGCAGGATCTGCAACTCCAGACCGGATTCAGTAGGGAAGGATTCGTTCAGCAGTCCGGTGAGCTTCTCCCAAACCTGCGGCCGTGATGTGTCGCCTTCGAATACCCGATAATCGACGGACCATGATTCCTTGGCGCGGCCCCAAGCCGTGATCTCAACTTCGATGCGGTCCTTCTGGACGTCCGCTCCAGCCGTGAGGAACAGCCCGCCAGGCGACACGGTGCCGACCTTGTACGATTCCCGCCGGTCATACAGTTTCTGCCACTCCGGGGCTTCGCCGAGGAGCGTCCACGTCTCGCCCAACACGGTGTTGACGAAGACCTGAAGCAACGCCGGGTTTTTCTGCGCCTGCTCGAACTGCTTGGCGGCGTCGCCCCACGAGAACCAACCGACCGGACTGTACAGGCTGGAGATATGGAAGCCCGCCGTCCTACCATCGCCTTTCGCGCCGGCCCGCCACTCGCCGCGCGCCAGCATCGACTGCTTCTGGTGGTTACGAATCTCCTGGCCGCAGTGCTCGCAGACGTAAACCGCACTCTGCGGATCGCCCTTTGGCCACCGCAGTTGCGCGAACTTCAGAATCTGGAACTCTCGGCACGTCGGACACGGCACCCAGTACTTCCGCTGATCGCTCTCCTCATACGCCGACTCGATCCGGCTCATGCCGGTGATCTTCGGTGTCGATACCAGAAACACTTTGCGGCGCGCGAACGTCCGTGTGCGCGCCATCGCCAGCGTGATCGGGTCGCCCTCGCCCTCCACATCGCCGGGATAGGCGTCCACTTCGTCGAGGAACAGGTACCGCGCGGCCATCGACCGCAGGCCC